GTTACCCAAAGCTTGTATTTATAAATCTCCCAAGAAGCTGCAAAGGTTTCATGTCCTACACTGGCATGGAGGAGATAAAAGATATGTTCTTTTACAGCGGAAAATATGAAGGCGGCATGGTGTGTGGTCGGAATCCTCACGTAATGGTATTTGCGAACGAACCACCTGACTACGATAAGATGAGCGCAAATCGCTGGAAAGTGACAGAAATCGTAGATGAGTAGCACACTGGGGGTTTCGCCCCCAGACGACGACCAGCAACAGCTGGACCAGAACGCTCGCCGCTATGGGCGTCTCCGACGGCTCTTCCGAGGGAGCAGCGTGGTTAAAAAAGTTAACATTTTTATTATTAAGACGCCGCAAATACTAGTTGGTGGCTTTACCAGTTACGATGCAGTTAGCTGAAACTGTGAGGTCAGATTCTACTACGGTGGGCTTGTCATAATGAATAAGGAGAAAGAGGTTGTCCTTTGTGGCTAAGTCCTCAAAGGTCATATCCTTCCACTTTCCGATTGGAGGCGTGAGAAGATTTTGAAACGTTTGTTTGTGATAGAACATCTTGTTCGCATCGGCGAGATTTGTTGAAGAGTAATTGGCGTCCTCTCCAGCGAGTTCCGCCCAGTTCAGCTGATTACCAATAAAAAACTTTTTGGAGTAGTGTATTTTGAAGACACCCTTGTTTAAGAAAATCAAGGAGTTCATGTTTGAGGCTATTCCCTCCTCTACAGAGCAGCGAGAGTAGTATTTATTTACGAAGTCGTTTGGGAAAACTTTTCCTGTTGTCTTCTCGTCGGTTGTATAATCGCCGAGGTCTGTTAAGAATTGTTGTCCACGTTCTGCGCGCAGAGAGACGATGTACATGAAGACAGGCATTGGAGGTTGAGGGACTTCAGTGTCGCCGAGAACGAACTGAGTCTGAACGCCTAAAGAGCGGCCACGAAACTTGTTAGAGTTGTCGGTCCGATTGTCCGATTGAAATATATTCTCCCATTGGTCAGGTTGAATGATAGGCCAACAGGTCATCTTGCCAGATTCTAGTTCAACTGGGGCTCCGCCAGTTTCCGTAAATTGGTGAAGATACTGACAGTATTGGTCAGCATCAGAGGTTTTAACATTCAGAGTTTTTACTTGACGTTGTAGCGAAGCAATCTGTGAGCTCTGGGCTTTCGCCCCAGTCTTGCTAGCAATCCGAGCTTTTGAGAGATACTTTCTCCTTCGGTAGGGCCTGCGGTTGCGGCGATAAGGGGCCATATAGTATAGTGTGAGAAATTAATTAATTGATGGCCAAAACAAGCTTAAAGAAATAGTATAATGTAGATGTATAACCCATGAGTAGTTCCGACAGTGCCGTGTTTTCCGAAGGGGGAGGTAATATTATTTCTCCCCCTAAAAAGCAGATTAGCCCATCTATTAGATGGTGTATGACCTTGAATAATCCTACCGAAGATGAATTAGAGCAACTGAGTTCCATTAGTTCTCAGTTCTGTAAGTTTGCGATTGTTTCCTTAGAAGTCGGAGATGCTGGGACGCCTCATCTCCAAGGTTACATTGAGTTCAAGAAGAAGTCTAGACCCAAATCGGTGTTCCAATTTACGGACCGCATTTCCTGGGAAAAAGCTAAGGGAACCAAGTTTCAAAACTGGACATATTGTACGAAAGACGGAAATATTAAACTTCAAATCGGAGAAGGGTTTGAACCAGAGTATAAAATTGATTTGGTCCTGAAGCCGTGGCAGGAGAAAATCGTTGAGATTATCAAGAGCGAGCCAGATGACAGGTCAATATATTGGTTCTGGGAATCCGAGGGCGGTATCGGAAAGACGGTATTCCAGAAATGGTGCTTTCAAAACTTCCAAAACTGTATCGTATTGTCAGGAAAGGCTGCAGATATGAAAAATGGGGTGATTCAGTACATGCAAAAAAATGACAACCGTTACCCAAAGCTTGTATTTATAAATCTCCCAAGAAGCTGCAAAGGTTTCATGTCCTACACTGGCATGGAGGAGATAAAAGATATGTTCTTTTACAGCGGAAAATATGAAGGCGGCATGGT